CACCCAATCGACTTCGCGCAACGAAACGGGATGCTTCTGTGAAGGCCGAAGCGGTAAAGCGTGCGGCGCATCGTCCAGCCTTTGTACCGACCGCCAAGGACCGCGACATGGTGCGCGTGATGGTGGCTGGCGGCATCCTGCAGACTGACATCGGCAAGGTGCTGGGGATTTCCCACGTCACGCTGCGCAAGCACTTCCGGCGCGAAATCGACGTCGGTGCCGCGGAGATCGCCGGCCGCATGGTGCAGTCGCTCGTTACCATGGCGCTCGGCACGGAAACGGAGGACGGCAAGGTTGACCAGCAGCCGAACTTCAACGCTATCAAATGGTTCACGCAAGCCAAGATGGGTTGGTCTGAGAAGGTCGTTGTCGAGGACAACCGGCCGCATACCCAGGAGATGAAGGTGCAGATCGAACTGATGGGCCAGGCGCCGCAGCCCGTCGCTGTGCAGGTCGAGCGCCCCACGCCGCGGGTTGATCCGAGCTACGCCGTCGAGTGGCGCGGTAGCCGTCAGTAGCACAGGGAGGTCGAGCCGCCGTGGTAGCAAGTGATCACCGGCCGCTGCACACCCTGGTTCATGCCGTTCATGAACGCCGTGCCGAGCATCAGCATGGTGGTGGCGTTGTCCTCCGAGGTGCTGTCATCCGCCGAGTAGTTGCCCGATCCGCAGCCGGCTAGGGCCAAGGCCAGCATCAGGCACACGATCGCACGCATCGCCGTTCTCCTACGTTACGACGCCCATTGGCGCCACACTTTGCTGAAATGCAACGATAACCGACGGAAGGATACAAATCGTGACCAATATGGAATGCGCCGTGGCCGTGCTCGCCAAGCACCGCGAGGCGCGGATGTGGGATGATAACGTGGTTGCCGCCGACATGCTGGCCCAACTTGGGCTGGACCCGGCGCACGAGGCGCCGAACGCTGCACCGCCGGCAGAGGCCACCGAGGTCGTATGACCGCGCTCGATCGCGTCGCCGCCGTGCTCGCCCAGGCCCGCGTGGCTGGCGGGTGGGATGATGAGGCGGTCGCCCGTGCGGTGCTGGCAGAACTCGGGCTGGGTGACGACGGCTATCCCGTGCAGCCGCCGGCTGACGTGTCTGGCGCTACGGACGCCGATGGCAACCCGGAGCCGGTAGCGAAAGACCTGCCGACCGAATGAGCGTCACGGAGTGACATTGGGACGGCGATTGGTCGCTGGCCTGCCATACGTTCTTTCAGCTTCTATCCGAGCGGATATGGCGCTCTCTCTGTCCGCAAATGTGCCGAGATGAATGAGGCCGCCAGCCCGGCCGTATGATGCTTTCCAGGTTCCGTTCTTGTTCAGGTAAACGCCTCGGACACCAGTTTTGTTGTTAGAATAGAGGGTAGGCGGGCGGTTATCTAGGTCAGCTTTCCCTTTTAGCCTCCATCCCTGTAGCCCGCACTTCTTGCCGCAATAAATGGTTTTGCGAGCCTTGGTCAGAAATGTCTTTTTACAGGATACACAAACGACTTCGTGAGGTATTCGGGAAAGATGTTCTGCGGCGGACAATTCCACAATACGTCGTTGGTGACGTTTCCCATCTTCGGTTTGCTGCCACGCCGCGCGTTTCGCCGCTCCCTTCGTCCATCCGGAGCGGATTGCTTTCATGGCTTCTTCGGACAGTTTTCTCTCGGCCCATGATCGGCGCCCCAATGCAAAACCTGCGGCCTGCGCTGCGTTGTGTGGCCGGCCAGATGCCCCCTCGCCGCCATCGGTGAGATTGATGAGTTTTATCCCGGCCGCTTTGTAGGAGGCTATCAAAGTTCTTTCATGCGTGAATGCGGACATCTCATCGGCGTGCGGTATGGTTTGGACAAGAATGTTCTTGGCGCCGTACTTGCGGATGATGTTGACGTGGTGTGTTGTGCGGCGAGATGGCGCGAAGTCCCATGCTCGTCGATCCATGCCCTTTCCGACGTAGAACACTCGGCCATCCGGGCGAGCGTGCGTGTAAACGTAGAACTGGGGTGGGGCGGTAAGTGAGCGCGAATTTGAAGCGCCGCGCGGCTGCTCGTGAGCCAAAGGTGGTTCGCCTTCAGCTTCCTCGGAAATTAGCGTTCCTTCTTGACCCCCATCCATACAAGGTGGCTTATGGAGGTCGTAACTCACTGAAGTCATGGAGTTTCTGTCGAGCATTGTTGACCTTGGGCGTGCATCAGTCGTTGCGCATATTGTGCTGTCGTGAGGTGCAGAAATCATTGTCGCAATCGGTTCACCAGCTCCTGTGCGACCAGATCCAGGCGCTTGGCTTAGAAGGCGAGTATGAGGTCACCGAGAACGCGATCCGCGGCCTTCGGCAAGATACACTGTTCAGGTTTACCGGCCTGTCGGATCAAACGGTTGATTCAATCAAGTCATATGAGGGTTTCAATATTGCCTTTTTAGAAGAAGCTCAATCGATACGCAAGCGATCCTGGCAGATTCTTTTACCAACTTTGTTCCGGACGAAGGGTGCGGAGTGCTGGGTTTGCTTCAATCCTGACATGGACACGGATGAGGTCTGGGAACGGTTTCTAGTCCACCCACCCGAGGGTGCTATCGTTCAGGAGATGAATTGGCGCGATGCCGTCGATTGCGGCTGGTGGTCGGACGGCCAGGAGCGCCTCCTGCAATACGATTTAGTGCATTCCAAGAACGAATTTGAAAACATCTGGAATGGCCGGCCGAACGTTGTAGTGGCCGGGGCGATCTACGCGCCCGAGGTCGTCGAGATGATCACCGAGGGCCGGTTCCGCCCGATCCCATACGATCCGCGGTTTCCTGTCCATCGCGTGTGGGATCTGGGCTGGAACGACCTGATGACCGTCGTGATGGTGCAGAAGACCCACCCATCGGCGCTCAACGTCGTGAATTACATGGAAGAATCCCACATCACCTACGCGAACATGCTGTCGGCGATGGATCGCCTTGGTTACAAGTGGGGCACCGACTGGCTACCGCATGATGGCGAGAACCACGATCCGAAGTCCGGCACGTCGGCGCGCAAGTTGATGGCCGGGCTGGGTTGCCGGGTGCTGATCATCCCGAAGTCCGACGCCGAGGCGCGGATCAAGGCCGGGCGGATGATGTTTCCGCGCGTTTACATGGACAATTCCAAGCATGACACGCCACCAGAGCGGCCGGATAGGTTGCTTGGGGCTGGGCACCTGATGGAACGGCTGAAGCGCTACAAGCGCAATGTGCCGCGCAGCACGGGTGAGCCGGCGGGGCCGACGCACGACGATGCCAGTCACGGGAGCGATGCGTTCGGCGGCCTGGCGGAGATCGTCGATCGGATCAGGAACGAGGGCGAGCGTGCGCCGCCGCCGGTCTTGCCGTTCCGTCAGGGCATTCCGGGTATGGGCATGTTGGGCTAGGGCGCCCGCGCATACCGCCCGATCGCTAACCCTTTGGACACAAACTCGATCGCGATGCCCGGCAGAGCGATGACAAGCCGCGCCATCATCAACGCGATGCCGGCCAGGATGAGCAGTTTTCCGAACAGCACGAGGACCGCCAGCCCGGTCACAACGTAGATGAGATGCTTCACGGTGGTCATCATCTCGCTGGCACCACCAGCGGCGCATCGAGGTGGACGGTGATGTTCTGCGGCGATGGGTGCCACAGGTTGGCGACGGCCAGAACCAGCCCGCCGAATACAGCAACACCGGCTGCGAAGGCCGCCAACGCCTTCAATGGCTCCCAGAAGCTCTGTTTCCGCTTGAGGTCCAGATCGGCTTGCATGACTGCTATCCTCAGTTCGCGTTCTTCGTCGTCGGTCACTTCGCTTTCGCATCCCGCCACTGATCGACGATCCGCCGCAGCAGGTCGGACACCGATATGCCGATGCGATCCGCCTCCGCCCGCAGAACGGCGGCGGCTTGGTCCGATAAGGTAACTGACTGTCTCATGGTGTCATCTTACACCACATCTAGGAGCGTAATCCACCCTACATGAGCGCCTCGCTTCCCGACCTCCCGAACGACGTGCAGGACGCCATCCGGCCGCATCTCGACGCGCCGGCTGCGGTACTCGACGCCATCGGCGTGCAGATCGCCGCCAAGCGCGACGAGGCCAAGGGCGCCCGCGGATCGTCCGGCATCGAGGCGACGTGGCTGGAGTGCGAAGAGGCCTATCTCGGCATCGACGACGCCAACCGCCACGAGTTCACCGAGGCGCGCTGGGCGAAGCCGATGTCGATGGACGGGCCGGTTACGACGGGCCGCAAGCCGCAGGAGGAAGATCACCGCTCGACCGTGTTCCTGCGGCTGACCTCGCGCTACGTCG